CGATGCGCCGCCCGAGCGCGGGACGCGCGAGATACAGCGCGACCACGCCGCCCTCACCGTCGTGCAGATGATCGAGAGCGAGTCACCGCATCTCATCGCCGCCGGGCATATTCTGCAACGCCGCCAGGGCCGCATCTGGCGAGAGAGCTTCTACGGCGACAACTTCACTGATTGGGCGGGCGACGACGATGCTCGGGGCGTGCCGGCCTACCGCATCGACGACCGCTTCATCACGCGGCTCTACACCTGGCTGCTCATGCTCGACTCAAAACTGTGGAAACAGAGTGACGCCTTCGTAGCGAAGGCCATCAACTACGTGGCCGAGATGGACTCGCGCAACGCCCCTCGAGACTGGCTGCGCTCGCTGCGGTGGGACGGCGTCGCCCGCCTCGACACGATGCTGCCTGTCGCGTTCAAGACCGGCGACACGGCGTATATCCGGGCCGTCAGCAAGTCGTTCGTGATCTCGATGGTGGCGCGCGTCATGCGGCCCGGCTGCAAGGTCGATACGATGCCTGTTTTCATAGGTCCGCAGGGCTCATACAAGTCGACGGGGCTGCTCGCCCTTGGCGGCGAATTCGCGCGCACCGTCAACGTCCCCGCGCACAACAAAGACTTCGAGGACGCATTGCGCGGCCTGATGATGGGCGAGATCGCCGAGATGGACGCCATCGCCTCGACGCGCGTCGACATCAACCGCGTGAAGACCCTGTTGTCGACACCGGTGGATCGCTTCAGGCCGTCGTACGGACGCACGACGATGGACTTCCCGCGGACAGTCGTTTTGGTCGGCACGACGAACAAGGAATACTGGCACCGCGACGAGACCGGCGGCCGAAGGTTCTGGCCCGTGCGCGTCACCGGCCGGGTCGACGTCGAGTGGATCAAGCAGAATAGGGAGCAGATTTTCGCCGAGGCCGTACGCCGCTACGACGACGGCGAGAGCTGGTGGGACATTCCCCAGGAGGAGCAGGAGGCGGCGGTCGCCGAGCACTTTGTCGAAGAGCCGTGGGTGGCGATCCTGCGGCCCATACTAGCCTCCTGGACACGTCCTGGGCGCGGGCGCTGCTGGGATGGCTGGAACGACGCAGAGCGTCTTTCTGGTAACCTCATGGCCGCCAGCGACGAGGAGAAATGGGGGACCGTTATCACCACCCTGCGGCTGCTGTCGCAGGCCATCGGCATGCCGCGGGAGCGCCAGAGGCGGCCTGACGCGATCAAAATTGCAGAGGTGATGCGAGGACTTGGGTGGTCTCTCAAGCAGTGGAGACCTCCGCAGAGCGGAATTGCAGAGCGAGTGTATATTTGGCGGCGAGATAACCCGGTTCCGCAAAGCGAGATTGTGTTGGAAATGAGGCAATCCCATGCTGGGGATGAGGACATTCCCTTCTAGTGAGCAATATCAATGAGTTAGCGTGTCTTGTGACTTTTGCTAGACCGAGTTGCGAGACATTGAGAGACAAAAATGGGCTTTTAAAATCAACATTATCTCGTTGTCTTATATGTCTTGTGACATTCCGTATAATGCAAAGGGAGAGACCATATTTATAATACCCATACATATAGTACGGTAATATTATTCAGAATAAGGCACGTATAGACACTCCATAGGACACTCATGAGACACACAAGACACAAGACAGACCTCGCGGGGGCCCTGATCCTCGTTCTGCTGGCCGCCGTGTCCGCCTTCGCCGCTCCAAGCGACCCGGTTTCGATCTCCCTGGCCGGCGCGATGCTGCTCGCCGGGCGGTGAGCGGCCCGAGAACCGCGCGGATGGATCGCCACCATCGCCCCATCCCACCTGGTGCAGCAAGTCGTCCGCTTTTCGTGCCGTTTCGTATCTCGTCCGAGAGAGGCTATTCTGCCGCCATGCCCGACACGCCCCCGCCCCCGTCGACACCCAAATCCTACCCCGAGCAACGCCGTCGAGTCGTCGAGCAGGAGCGCCGGCTCACCGAGGGCGGCCGGCACGTCGCGGTCGGCGAGGCCGACACGACCGAGCACCACCTCCGCAAGCTGGCGCGCGAGCATCAGCGCTTCCTGAACCTGCATTCGCCGTTCAAGGCGTCGCTGTGGCTGGCGCTCCTTCGCCCCACGGGCGACGTGATCGCCGACGCGCGTCGCGAGCTGGCTGCGGAGTCGTCCGACGACCCGACGGAGCCCCGAGCGTCGCGACCCGCCATCGTCGTGCTGGGCGAAGTCGCCGTGGCCAAGGCCCTGCTCGGCGACGTCAGCGCCATTTCGATCATCGCCGAGCGCATCGAGGGCAAGGTCGGCTCGAGGAAGGGCGACCACGACGACGACGAGCTGCGGGTGCAGCGCCAGGTCAGCACGACTTTGGCGAAGGTCGTGGAACTGATGACCCTGAACAAGCACGGGAAATCTATTCCCGAGCACCTAACCGACGTGCTTGACGATGAGCCGACATAACGACAAGATAGTGAGATGCACAGAGTTGAAACCTTCGGCGGCGCGATAATGGTTCTCGGCGATGCCGCCCCGCTGATGCGCAAGTACATTAGCCCCGACAGCGTCGATCTGATCTTCTGCGACCCGCCTTACGGGACCTCCAACCTCGATGGTGACTTCCTCGCGCGCATCAACGACGAGCACCGCGCGAACGAGGCGGCGAACATCGAGATCGAGGGCGACTCGATGGCTGGCGCGCTGGACCTGGTCGAGCAGCTTTTGGGTGTCGCGGGCCACGGAAACGTTCTGAAGACGACGTCCGCGCTATGCATCATGGCGGGCGGCGGCGGTTCCGGCATCTTGTGGGCCACGCTCGCGGACCTGATGAACGCGCCAGCCTACAACCTCGCCTTCGACCACGCCGTGATCTGGGACAAGCGCAACCCCGGCATGGGCCGCAGGTATCGCCGCGGCTACGAGTTCGTGATGGTCGGCCACCGCGCCGACGGCCAGATGTCGTGGTATCGTGGCAAGTACGTGGCCCGACCGAACATCGTCTCGATGGCGGCCCCACGGAAACGCGAGCACCCGAATGAAAAGCCCGTCGGTTTGGCATTGGAGTTTATTCTTAACCACTCTCCTGTCGGCGGTTTGGTTGTCGACCCCTTCGCTGGTTCTGGTAGCACTGGGGTCGCTGCTCTGCGCGCTGGCCGCCGGTTCATTGGGATCGAGAGCGAGGAGCGCTGGTTCGATCTCGCCTGCCGCCGACTTGAGGAAGAAGCTCGTGCGCCGCGCTTGGACAACGGCGTGCCAACGCAGATGGCTATCGAGGAGGCGGTGACGTCATGAGTGAGGAGCCGAGGAAGCGCGCCCCTTGGGGCTCGCTGAAGCGTCTGACTCCCAAGGAGCTGGCGGCGCACGCCAAGGCGCTGGCCATCGAGCGGTTTGCGGCGAACCCTGACAAGATGCGCGCGAACAAGATCGCGGCACGCCGTGTCCGCCTTCGCCGCTCCAAGGAGGGCATCCTCTCCCCGCGTCGTGTCAACGCCCTGATGTCGACCAACGAAGTGAAGACCCTGCGCGCCATCGACACCGCAGTGCGCCAGGCAGGAGCCTCAGGCATCGGCCACAACGGCGCGGCCGGTCTCGGCGAGGGCTGCTACTGGAAGCGCGCCAAGCATCTGGCGTGGTGACGCCCAAGCCCCGCCTCGCCGATCTGCGGGCGCTGCTCAAGACGATCAGGACACGCCTTGACGAGTTGGAGACGCGCCGGCGTGACATCGAGTCGTCGCTGACGGAATGGCGTAAAGCGGAAGCGCTGATCTTGCGATATGCTCGACGCAAGGGAGGAGTTTTATGATGTGGCGCGAGTCGCATCGGGCGGACCTAAAAAGCCGCCTTCTCGCGGACAGGCACTACAACCGACAGAAACCCGGCACGCCTCAGTTCGTACCGCCAGGGCGCTGTGTGGTGTTTTATGCCGGCGTGCCGGGGGCCGAGGCGTTCTGGGTTACGTCTTGGCCGTTTGCGGAGTATGTGAAACACGCATGGGCTGGAGCATGGGTGTGCTCGGCCTTTCGCAACGAGGGAGCCGGACGCGCACAAGACCTGATCAGACAAGCCGTAGCCGCGACGAAAGCCGTTTGGGAGCCGCCGTCACTAGGAATGATTACCTTCGTGGATAGGCGTAAGGTGAAGCCTACGCTAGTGCGTGGGGCGAAGGTGTGGGGCTGGACTTACCGCAAAGCGGGCTTTCACGAAGTAGGAGAAACGAAGGGAGGCCTACTGGCGCTTCAACTATTGCCGGCCGACATGCCGCCGGCCGAGCGTGCGCTGCTGGACCTTGAGGTAGGTGGTATTTGAGCAGCCTGGCACAACGACTCGAGGGCATGTCGGCCGGCGACGAGGCGTGGCTCGACGCCGAGCAGGGCTGGATCAGGGCCGCGCGTCCGAACCAGGTGCTGCCCATCTCGGGCTGGGCACTCGCCATCGCGCAATCGGGCCGCGGCTTCGGCAAGACGATGATGGGCGCCTCGCTGGTGCGACGCTGGGCGGGCATGTTCCCTGGCTGCGTCATCCACGCCATCGCGCCCTCGCACGCCGACTTGATCGGCACGATGTTCAACGGCATCTCGGGCATCATGTCGGTGTGCCCGGCGCCGATGATCGCGAGTGTCAATTTCTCCGACGCCATCCCGACGATCCGCTTCTACAACGGCTCCATCGTGCGCGGCTTCAGCTCGGAGTCGCCCGACCGCCTTCGTGGTCCGCAGGCGACGTTCGTGTGGGGCGACGAGATCGCGGCCTGGCGCAACGCCGAGGAGACGCTGACCAACATCGACATGTCGACGCGTATCGTGTTCCGGCAGGCCGACGGCACGCTGGTTCAGCCGCAGCGCTTCTACACGACGACGCCGCGTCCGCTGAAGTGGCTGGCCGACCTGATCAAGCGCGCGGGCAAGTTCGTGATCCGCGGCTCGACCTACGACAACCGCGCCAACCTGGCCGAGTCGTTCCTGAAGGAGATCGAGCAGTACGAGGAGACGCAGATCGGCCGCCAGGAAATCCATGGCGAGCTGATCGACATAGGCGAGTCGGCGATCATCAAGCGGAGCTGGCTGAAGCTGTGGCCCAACGCGCAGCCGCTGCCGTGGTTCGAGTTCGTCATGGTCAGCATGGACACAGCGTTCACCGAGAAGGCCTACGACAAGAAGTCGTTCGAGGCCGACCCCACCGCCTGCGGGACATGGGGCGTGTTCATGCACGACAAGAAATGGAACCTGATGCTGCTCGAGTTCTGGAAGGACCACCTCGGCTTCCCGGCGCTCGTCGCCGCCGCGCGCAAGGAGATGCGGGCGATCTACGGCCGGCGCCGCGAGATTCTGTTCAAGCCAGTCGTCGGTTCGCGGCACGAGTTCGAGCAGATCAAGCGCCCCGACCTGCTGATCATCGAGGACAAGGGCTCGGGCATCTCGCTGCGCCAAATGCTGGCGCAGGAAGGCCAGGACAGCTACCCCTACAACCCCGGCAATGCCGACAAGATGAGCCGCCTGCACTCGGTGTCGCATGTCGCCGCCGGCGGGCGCATCTGGTTGCCGGAGAGCAGCCGCAATCCCGGCAATCCGCGCGACTGGGTCGAGCCGATGCTCGACGAGCTGTGTGTCTACTCGGGGCCGGGCACGACTCCGCACGACGACGTCGTCGATATGGCAAGCCAGGCGTGGCGCGTCTTCGCCGACCGCTGGCTGTCGGCGGGTCTCAGTGCTAAGGTAGCGCCGGATGGGCTGTCGATTATCGTCGACCCCGAATTGACCGGGATACCGGGCGAGGACCGCCTGCCCGGCGAGTATCACGAGACCCCGAGCGAGGAGTCGGCGTATGGATGATGGAGCAAGACATTGGCCGTGAACCCCGACGTATTGGTGAGCGTCTGGTCTTTCGACGACTTCTCGCGCCGCGTCGCGACGAAGTTGTTCCAGGACTTGGAGTCGGATGACGGGGGCATCAAACGGAAGGCGCAGTACGCGATCCTTGCATTGGCCTCGACGCTCGACGCGCTCGAACATGATGACGCAGGCCAAGTACGAAAAGCCAATGCGTATCTCGAAATCATATACCCGACACCTCTTCCCGCCGATGCGGGATCAACGGATGACTTCTCATGACCGACGACAACGTGGTCGACCTCGCCCGCCGCACCGGCGCCTCGACGCACGAGGTCTCGACCGAGCCCTTGCCGCGCCTCGCCGACGCGCCGCCCGACCCCAAGGACATCGTCCTGTGCATCTTCCACCGGAACTGCCTCGACGGATTCGGCGCCGCCTGGGCGGTGCGCAAGGCGGCGATGCGCGACCGCGTTCCTGTCGAGATCATCGACGCCGCCTACGGCGATGCGCCGCCGCCCGAGGCCGACATCGCCGGGCGTCATGTGCTGATCGTCGACTTCAGCTACCCGCGTGCGGCGCTCGAGGAGATGGCGCGTCACGCCCGCTCGGTGATCGTGCTCGATCATCACGTCACAGCCCGCGACGCGCTGGTCGGCCTGCCGGAGCCCCTGCGCTACTCGAAGTGGGAGCGCCAGAAGGTCGGCTACGGCTTCGCCAGGACGCTGCCCGACCTGCCGGTGGGCACGCTGCCGCTGGCGGCGATCTTCGATATGGAGCGCAGCGGCGCGGGCCTCGTGTGGGATTTCTTCTTCCCCTTCGTGAAGCGGCCCGTCCTGATCGACCAGATCGAGGACCGCGACCTGTGGAAGTTCCGCTTCAAGACCACGCGCGACGTCGCGGCCTGCCTGGCGAGCTACCCCAAAGACTTCGGCATCTGGGACCAGATCGCGGCCTCGCTGGAAGACCGCGTGAAGCGCGACATGATCGTGACCGCCGGCAACGCCATCAATCGTAAGCTCCAGCAGGACATCGCGAGCCTGCTGGCGACGACGGCCCGCCGCATGAAGATCGGCGGCCACGACGTGCCGGTGGCCAACCTGCCGCCGATGTGGGCGAGCGAGGCGGGCAACATCCTGGCCAAGGGGGAGCCGTTCGCCGCCACCTACTACGACCGCAACGACGGCAAGCGGGCGTGGTCGCTGCGGTCGAGCGACGCCGGTCTCGACGTGAGTGAGATCGCGAAGATGTATGCTGGCGGCGGCCACCGAAATGCCAGCGGATTTGCAACTGAATTGGGATGGGAAGGAGACCGCGATGGACTTCAGCGAAGCACTGACGAGCCTGAAGGCCGGTAAGCGCGTTGCGCGAGCCGGCTGGAACGGCAAGGGGATGTGGCTCGTCTTGGTCGAAGCGAAGCGGGGCGGCCACTGGATCAATCAGGCCGTCTACGACACGATGGCCTACATCGGCATGAAACCGGCGGGCGACGGCGTCGCTATCGTGCCCTGGCTGTGCAGCCAGACCGACATGCTGGCCGAGGATTGGCAGGCCGTCGGCTAGACCCTGCTTCCCCGATCCCGCATCTTGAGGTAAAGTCGCAACGACTTCCTCCAAGGAGCCGTTCCGGCGATGGCAAACCCCGTTTTGAAGATCGCCAAATGGGCGGGGGATGCCCTCAAGACGATCCCCCGTGCCGCGGACGAGTCCCGCATCTCGACGCGCTTCCCGACGGCGGTCAATGCCGTCGAAGACCCGCAGCGGCTCCATCTATCCACGGGTGTCCCAGAGCTGATGCTGTTTCCGAAACTCGCGGAGCACAACACAGGCCTTATCGACCGGTATCCCGGCTTCCATTCGTCGGACATGCCTGGGATGGAGCCCCGCGAGCGCGCCGCCTCATACATCGATCAGGCCGTCGACAACCTGCGCTACCTGTACAACCGCGCGCCGCAGGAGATACGCGACAGGGCTCCCCACTGGTACCCCGGCGTCCGCGACCTGAACGGCACCTGGGCGACACGGTACGGGGTCCCGCCCGAGGCCGTCGCCGGGGTCAACGCGAGCCTGTCTCCCCAGAAGGACTGGTTTCAGAACGCGTCGCTGGGAGAGCGTGTCCTCGACATCGTTCACAACCAGCGTCGAACTCCGATGACGCCCGAGATGATTTCGGCGCAGGCGACGCAGAAGAGCCTGAAGGAGCTGCGCAAGCCTGAGACGCAGGAAGTTTTCGACCGCATCAAGGGCGCACGGTACTCCGACCTCGAAGACCCGGTGGACAAGGCGCTGTGGGTCCGCCTTTACGACGAAGCCCACAACCCTCGTCACTACCGGGTCATCAACCCCGAGGGCACCTTCGGCGACTACGCGACGAACCTGAATGGCAAACGATCCGGCGTGGCCTGGGGCTCGCTGCCGACCATCGGCAAGGCGATCCAGTCCGCGGAGAGTGGCGGCAACATGGACCTGATCAGCAGGCTCATGGGCGACCAGAACAAGGTCCGCAGCTTCTACAACAACGGCATGGTTCCCCACGACACCCGCTTCGGCGATCTTACTGCCGACACGCACGCCGTGGCCGCCAACCAGCTCCGCGCCCTGTCTGGGAATTCGGAGGCGGTGGCGCACAACTTCGGGAGCGGCCTTGAAAAGAAACACCAGCTCCCAGGTTACCGCGGGCCATCCAATTCAACGATCACCGGGGTCAAGGGCACCTACGGCATGAACGCCGACGCGTATCGGCAGTTCGGCGACGAGCTGGGCGTTCTCCCCCGTGAGGTGCAATCGGTGACGTGGGAGGCTATTCGAAGCCTCTTCCCCGACACGTTCAAGCAGTCCAAGAAAAACGTCAATATGGTCGACGACATCTGGCGCGCGAAGGACGCGGGGTCGATCAGCCCGTCGGCTGCTCGGGAGATGATCGAGGAGAAGGCGGGGGGTTTCCGGCTGCCGGATTGGGCCAAGCCTGGTGGCCTCGAGTTTGACCCGTACAGCTACAAGACCTACGCCGAGGGCGGCACTGTCGATGGCATTGTCGATGGGCCGACCAACGTCCCCGGCCTCGGCTACGACGACTCGATGGGCGCCCCCGACTCGTTCTTCAACACGCCGCCCTCGGACATCACGCTGCCGCCGGCCCAGGTGTACGCCAAAGGGGGCGCCTTCCGGCACGTTGACCCCCAAGCCTTCAACGAGGCACTGGACGGGCGCCAGACGCCGTGGGCGGAACTGGAGCGCTACGAGGCGGCGAAGCGCCAGCACGAGGCCGCGGCGTTGCCTGTCCGCCAGGCCAGCGGCCCCCCGATAAACCTGCACCCGAACGCGCCGTCGCCTTTCTCTGCCCCGCCGCCGTCGCCGTCGCGCCCCATGCAGCCGATGGAGATTATCAACCGGCTCGCCGGCCGCCCCTCGCCGCCTCCCGAACCAACGACCGCCGAGTGGCGTCCTTCGCCGTGGCCGGCTCCTCCCGGAGAGATGCCGCCGATCCATTTCCCGCAGCCTGTTGCCCCCGAGCGCGGCTACTCGCTGCCGGAGAACCGCGGCCCCGCGTCGGCGATGCCGCGTGGGCAGGAGACGGCACTGGAGATGATGTGGCGGCTGCTGGGGGGCCGCGGCTACGCCGACGGCGGGCCGGTGCAGCACTACGATGGCGGTGGTGGTGTGAAGGCAGCCCCGGTCAGCGCGCTTCGGAAGACGATCGAAGTCGCCAAGGGCAGCACCCTCGGCGACGTGCGCCGTTGGATCGAGAAGTACACGCAGCCTGTCCAGAAAGAGCGCTTCGACAAGCTGGAGTCCCAGGCCGACTTGAGTCGTTTCAACGAGAGCACGTTGCAACGCCTGTTCGCGGATCGCGACGCCAGCCTGCTGACAACGATGCCGCCCGGCGACTTCGAACGGTTCGCGCCGCGCCTGCCGGCGGATCGCCTCAACAGCGTGCCCTACGCGCGCTGGAACAACACCGACACGACGTGGGGCGTGCCGAAGAAGTTGGCGCCGAGCGACATGACCTACGCCAATTTCATGGAGCATCTGAAAGGCACCGCAACGGAAGGCGGCGGCTTCGCGCCGACCCGCGAGTATGGCGAATGGAATTCCGGCGTCCCGACGCTGACGATGGGCCGCCACTACGGCGATCCCTGGAGCGACATTGTCACGCACAACGGCCGGCATCGCGCTCGAGCGCTGGGTTACATGGGCGATCCGACCATGCCGGTGCAGCTCCAGCCGGCGAATATTGGCGAGCTGCGCGAGCCCGACGTGGCGACGCGTCTTAAGCAGATGCAGGAGAAGTATTTCCCTCTCGGCCGCGACTCGAAGTTTTTTCCGCAGCCCGATGGTGCGCCGCGCGACCCGACGACGTTTCCGAAGATGCCCTTCGCCGAGGGCGGCCCAGTCGACGACATGCAGGCCTACCACACCATGTTCTACGACCACGGTGGCGCGGTCGGCATGAATAACGGCGGCAAGACTCCGGTTGCTGGCGTCCTCGACATGGCGCGCTGGCTGAAGCGCCTGATGAAGGATGCGCCGGTCAACATCGCCGTGCCCGAACGCCACGTCGAGGACATCATCAAGGACGGACGCTTCAAGACGCAGTTCGAGACGGGCCACAGCCGCGGCAGCTTCGACCCGGCGTACCGCAGCGATCTCGAGCACCGCCTCTTCGGCACCGATCCCGGCATCGACCCGATGTACCGGCCGATCTACGGACACCTCGGCGATCTCGATACACTGGACAGTGCCGGCCACTACGGAGACATGAAGGCCGTGCTCCACGACGCGGTGAAGCCGCGGTCGACGTTCACGGTTGGCGACAGCTTCGGAATCGGCGGCGCGGGTGGATTTCGAAAGGGGCCTTTCCGCTTCGCCAAGTTCAGCGACTACGACAACCGTGATCCTGTCACGGCGTGGCTTAACGCGGAGCGCGAATTCAAAGCGAACGCCGAGTACCCGCCGACCCTGCCGAGGCTGGCGCGCCAGCACTCATATGTCGAGACGCAGACCCACGGCGGCGTTCCCTGGAGCGCCGTGAACGCGCTCGTGCATCACTACCCCGACGCGTATCGGTTGAAGCCGCTGCACGAGAAGACGATGCAGGGTTTCGCAGACATGGGCGGCGTCCCGAACTACATGCCCGACGTCTTCGGGGGCCATCTTCCACAGGAAGCGGAACGCTGGCTCAAGGCTACGCCGGGCGCCTCGCGCGTCGAGACGATCCCGCGCGAGCAACTTGCGGAGATCGGGTATTTGCCGAAGCTGTTCGGGAAGGAGGCGCCGCTGTTTGGGCGGCCCGAGCCATCGTCAACGACGCCGGGACGTGGTGTGCTCAACGACCGGGATCACGCCGATCTCTTGCGCCAACTAGCCGCCCTCACGGGCAAGGGGGGCGGCGGCGCGGGTTCTCCTGCCGCGCCGCACCTCAGCCCGAGTGCCTTTGACCTGGAGATGTACCGGTACTTCGACAAGGCCGAGGGCGGATCGACCAACGACGACTTTGCCAAATACGGCGTGATGTACTACGACCACGGCGGCGAGGTCGCCCCCGGCGCTTACGCCGACGAGGGTGGCTACTTCCGCGGGGCCTACGCATGAGCAACATATCGGGCGCGACACTCGACCCCTACGCCGAGGCGGGCGCCTCGGAAGAGGTGACGCGCCTGCGCACGGCCCTGCCGCCCGGCGGCGCCATCACGCTGAACGACGACGGCACTGCCACGGTCAACGACCCGCAGGACGAGGAGCCCAACGACGTCGAGCACTTCGCCAACCTGGCCGAAGAGATGGACTCGATGGAGCTGGCGCGCATCGCCACCGATCTCCTCGACGCCATCGAAGTCGACAAGGAGGCGCGCAAGAAGCGCGACAAGCAATACGAGGAGGCCCTTCGCCGTACCGGCCTGGGCGACGACGCGCCGGGCGGCGCGTCGTTCAATGGCGCCTCGCGGGCCGTGCATCCGATGCTCACCGAGGCCGCCGTCGACTTCTCGGCGCGCGTCATGTCGGAGCTGATGCCGCCCGATGGCCCCGTGAAGCAGTGCGTGATCGGCGACCCGACGAACGAGAAGGAAGACCGCGCCAAACGCATCGCGCGGCACATGAACTACCAGATCACGACGGCCATGCCCTCGGCCTACCACGAGTTCGAGATGGGCCTGACGCAGTGCCCGCTGGCCGGCGGCTACTATACCAAGATGCTGCTCGAGGACGGCCAGCCCGACACGATGTTCGTGCCTATCGACAAGGTCCACCGGCCCTTCACCGACGGCGACTTCTACAGCCAGCAGCGCATCACCCACGAGCAGGACGTCGACCGCTGGCAGTTCGAGGACAACGTCAAGCGCGGCCTGTGGTCGGACGTCGTCAACGCGCTCGGCACTTCCGACTACCTCGACGAGACGCAGTCGGAGATCGCCAACGACCGCATCATCGGCCGCAACCAGCCGACCGAGAACATCGACGACATCCGCGTCATCTACGAGTGCTCTACGAACCTGGCCCTGACGCCCGACGACGACGTGCTGCCGTACATCGTGACCATCGACGTATCGAGCCGCCGTATCTTGTCGATCTACCGAAATTGGAAGCCCAACGACCCAAACCAGAAGCGGCTCGACTTCCTGATCGAGTGGCCGTTCTGGCCGTGGCGCGGCGGCTATCCTATCGGCATCGCCCACATGATCGGCAGCCTGTCCGGCGTGGCGACGGGCGCGATGCGGGCGCTGCTCGATGCGGCGTTCCTCAACAACAGCCAGACCGGTGTGAAGCTCAAGGGTGGCGCCTCGGCCGGTGGCCAGAACGTGCGGCCCCAGGTCGGCCAGACCGTCGAGTTCCAGGGCTCGCTGGCGATGGACGACATCCGCAAGACCTACATGCCGCTCGAGTTCCCGCCGCCGAACCCGGTGCTGTTCCAGCTCTTGGGTTTTGTCGTCGATGCCGGCCGCGGAGTCGTCCGCACGACTTTCGACGAGTTCGACAAATTCACGGGCCAGACGCCGGTCGGCACTGCCAACATGATGATCGAGCAGGGCCTGAAGAATTTCGGCGCCGTGCATGGTCGGCTTCACCGCGCGATGAAGCGCTTCCTCAAGCAGCTCTACGACATCAACGCGCGCACGGTGAAGAACGAGGAGATCGTCGATCAGTTCGGCGAGCTGCTGGTCACGCGCGAGGACTACAACGGCCCGATGTGCGTGATCCCGGTCAGCGATCCGCGCATCTTCAGCGACATGCAGCGCCAGGCGCAGGGCCAGCTCGTGGCGACGCGGGCGCAGATGTGGGCGGCGACCCCAACCCCGGTCTACAAGGTCCGCAACGCCGAGCTGTTCTTCCTGAAGTCGCAGCGCATCCCGCAGCCCGAAGACCTGCTGATCGACGACCCCAAGGCAACGCAGATGAATGCCGTCGCCGAGAACGTCACGGCCTCGCGCGGCCTGCCGATCCTGCCCTTCCCCGGCCAGGACCACGAGGCCCATCTGGCGACGCATGCCGCGTACATGCAGGACATGCTCTTCGGCGCCAATCCCATCATCGCGCAGAAGTTCCTGCCCATCATCCTGGGCCACCTCGCCGACCACATGGGCATGTGGTACGCTGACGCGACGCTGGATGCCGCCAACGCGGCCCTGCGCATCAAGACGGGCAACGAGTCCGTGACCATCGACTCGTTCGCGACGCTGCCGGGTGTCGAAGCCAGCCTCGACCGCCTGCTCGCCGAGCTTCAGCCGGCCATCCTGGGCACGGCGCACGAGGTGCTGAAGGACCTGCCGGCGCTGATCGCCAAGGCGCAGATGCTGATGAAGCAGCTCGCGCCGCCGACGCCGATGGACCCGAGTGTTGTCGCCATGCGCGACGTCGACCGCCAGACGCAGGCCGACCAGGCGAAGACCCAGCTTCAAGTCGTCGAAACGACGAAGAAGGCCGAGCAGCAGGAGCGACGGGACATTCTCGATGGCCAGAAGGCGGCGGCCGACAATGCCCGAGAGGCCGCTCGTCTGGCACAGGAGACCGCCGATGCCGAGCGCAAGGCGCAGCAGGAGGCGGCGACCACCGCGGCGCAGCAGCAGCAGCACGAGCAGGACGCCCAGCAGCAGGCCGAGCAGGCCGAGGCCGACCGTCAGATCGAGGAGCAGCGGGTCGCCGTCCAGGCGCAGGGCAACGAGAGCCGCGAGAATATCGCCGACGGCAACAACGCCTCGCGCGAGAGCATTGCCCAGCAGCACGACTCGACGACTATCGAGACGACGCGTATGGATAACGAGACCGCCGAGAGCATCGCGAAGCGTGAGATCGCGGCGGGCAAGAATTCCCGGCTGTCGACCGGCGCGTCGCTGAACAAGTAGGAGGGACGGTCATGTTCCGAGTTCCCTCATCCTGGACAGCCCAACAGAGGCTGGACCACTACTCCATCCCGGAGCCCACTAGTGGCTGCGTGCTGTGGCTCGGAGGCGTCCTAAATCACGGACACGGCTATTTGCGTTTTCAAGGACGGAAGGTTTTGGCCCATCGTCTGGCGTGGTCCGGGGCGCATGGCGCTATTCCACAGGGGCTGGAAATTTGTCACTCCTGCGACGTGCCGTCGTGCATCAACCCCCAACATCTTTTTTGTGGGACGCATAAAGACAACATGGATGATCGAGACCGGAAAGGGCGTGTGGCGTATGGAGCCCGATTGCCTCAAACGCAACTGTCGGACGCCGACGTCATCGCCATCTCGCAGACGAGCGGTCGGCAGAAAGATGTCGCCGCCGAATACGGAATCGACCGTGCTATGGTCAGTCTCATACGGGCGCGTAAAACACGGAAACATTTGTTCCACTCCATAGGAGGATAGTCATGGCTCGAACCAACGTGTTCACCAAGCTCGGGCGGCCCAAGGGATCGCGCGCAGCCGGACAGCGGCAGATGCCGGACATGGGTACGCCGAGCCTCGGCGGCATGCCGGGCGGCGGCGCCAGCCCGATGGCCGGCTTCTCGCCGGCGGTGCCGGGCGCGGCCTTCCGTCAGGGCGGCAGCGTCAACGGCTTCAAGAAGATGGCGAGCCATCACGACGACGAGCGGCTGCGCTCCGGTCACTCCGAGCACGGCCACGAGGACATGCACAACCACTGCCGCGGCGGACGCGCCCGGTAACAAAGGAGACGGCTATGGCGAAGACGACCACCCCGAGCGGCCCGGTGCCGCTGCATTACAGCATGGCGACCGGCAAGACCCTGAAGGAAGCCACGGCGAAGGCGACCGGCGGCGGCACCAAGAAGGATGTGAGCAAGAAGAGCAATAAGTGATCGAACTGGAGTTCGTTCTCGCGGTTCTCCGCGAGATGAACGCGGAGGTGCTCGAAATGATCGAGCAGCCCGGCGAGCAGCGTGACGCTTTTGCCTTCGGCAAGGTCCACGGGATGCTCCTGGCCACGAAGACGTTCCAGCAACGTCTCGAGGCGAAAATCGAGGAAGACCAGGCCAACGAACGCGAAAGGGATTGAATGTTGAACGACGTCATGACGCGGGACCACACCGCCTCGATCCGGGCCGGTCTCTACGCCTCGGCCGGCTCCGTGCTGGCGGCGCTCGGTCCCCGCTACACCGGCGAGCTGAAGCTCGCCTTCCCGGACGTCGATCCGGGCTACCGCATCTTCGGCTACAACATCCTCTGCCAGATGAAGATGCCGCGGAAAAAGGCGGGAGGCCTGATCCTCCCCGACGAATCCAAGGACGTCGAGAAGTTCCGCACGCAGGCTGCGCTGGTGCGCGCCATGGGGCCATCGTCCTTCCACCGCCGCGACACGCTGGAGCCGTGGCCGGAGGGCGCCTGGTGCATCCCCGGCATGTTCGTGCGGGTGCCGATGTACGGCGGCGACCGGTTCGAGGTCGACGTCATGGTCGGCGGCCAGAAGGAGCAGGTCCTGTTCGCCCTGTTCAAGGACACCGATCTAATCGCCGAGCGCATCGGCGACCCACTCAGCACGAAGACGAGCTAGAGGAGATAGCCTATGGCACGAGCTGCCACG